TAACGGAGAATTTACTTCTAACATAACTAGTTGGACTACGGGAGATGGTTCCCCATCATATACAAGTAGTGGAAATGGTAGATTAAATTTAAATAGTGCAGCAGCTTATCAATCGATATCTACAGTAGTAAATAAAACATACAAAATACAAGTTAGAGTCCTTAGTCCAAATAGTTCAGCAACTACTTTAATTGTAAGAGTAGGAACATCTGCAGGTGGAACACAGAATTTAAATACAACAATTGGTGTAACTAATTATAGAGAAGGTAATATTTTAGATACAACCTTTACTGCTTCAGCAGCAACATCTTATGTTTATGTTGAGGCATCTTCAGTACAATTAGATGTTGATTATGTAAGAGTATCTCGAAGTGATATTACCCCAAGTAAAATAGCTTCTATAACTTATGATACTTATTTACAAACCAATAAAGCATCTGATGATGTAAATAATAGTAGTGCTTACGGAAAGCCTATAAAAGTTATTAGAAAACCTGACTACAGTTCTTTTATTTTAAGTCCTATACCAGGTGAAGGTGAGTATACAGTTAGCTATGATTATTATACTACTCATACAGATTTATCGGCTCATGGAGATACAATGGGATTACCTGATAGATTTAGTTCAATCATTGTAGATCGAGCTAAATACTATGTTTATATGTTAAGATCAGATCCTCAACATGCTCAATTAGCAGATAGAGATTATCAAAGAAAATTAAAATTATTAAAAACAGACTATGGTACTCATTCATCTGATTATATGAGAACAGATGTTGTAACTGAAAGTATTGTAACTAATGTGGGTACACAAGTTGGATAACAGGAGATTAAATGGCATTAACTAAAAAAGAAGAAAAGAAAAAACCAATAGATAATTTAACTTATAGAGCTGAAAAAGAAAAAGCACAACAACGAGTTGCCGATGTCTCTGACAAAATGAGTATAAAAGATATTAATGAATATATTAGAAGATATCAAAGTGGAGAACATGTCCATGAAATTTTACCTCCAGGTTTAACTAAAGAAGAACTTATTCAATTACAAAATTTAGCAGATAAAAGAACATAATAATATGGCACTAAAAAAAGATCCAGTTGAGATTGAAAAGAAAACACCAGAAGATAATTTAAATTATGCAGCTAATAAAATGGCTGTTTTAAGTAAAAGTCGTATTACTCAACTTTTGCAGTTAAAAGAAGAAGCTATTGCAAAAGGTGATGATGATAAACTTAAAATAATAGAATCAGAATTATTTTTGTTAAGAGATTAATATGCCAGATAGCTCACAAATATCTCCATTCACAGCAAGCTGTGGGGGTGGACTTATATTAAACAAGGATGTATATAATATGCAGCCTGGTGAAGCTCTACAATTAACTAATTTTGAACCTTCTATTCAAGGGGGTTATAGACGTATTAATGGGACAACAAAATACAATTCAACAATCGTTCCTCAAGTATCTGCATCAAGTGAGAGAGTTTTATTATCAGCAATCTTTAATGATATAATTATCGCAGGACGAGGTGGGACTATTTATAGTGGAACTACTTCTGGATCATGGACATCAAGAGCAACAAGTAAAGGAACAACTTATACTTATGATTTTGATAAATTTAATTATGATGGTAATGATAAAATTATTATTGCAACAGGATCTGCAGCAGCATTTACTTTAAATACAAGTTATACCGAAGATATTATAAATGCAACAGGTGGGGGTACAGCTCCTACTAATCCTAAATTTGTAAAATCATTTGCTAATCATATGTTTTATGCGGGCATGTCAAATGCTACACATAGTATTATTTTTTCAGGACCCTATACAGAAGATGATTTTGATACAGGGGCAGGTACAATTAAAGTTGGCGATGTTGTTACAGGATTAAAAGTTTTCCGTGATGAACTTTATGTATTTTGCCAAAGACGAATTTATAAAATAACAGGAACAAGTTCAAGTAACTTTGCATTAGCAGAAGTTGCGAAAAACGTTGGTACAATATCACATCATTCTATTCAAGAGATAAGTGGAGATTTATTATTCTTATCTGCTGATGGAATTAGAACGGTTGCAGGTACAGCAAGAATTGGTGACGTTGAACTAGGTACCGTTTCAAAACAAATACAAGATAGAATTAATGATATTACTTATACGAATGTTACATCCTTAGTAATAAGAGATAAATCTCAGTATCGTTTATTTTATCCAACCGATGGAGCTGAAGATAGTTCTAAAGGTATTATTGCAGTTATTAAAGTTAATCCTAATACAGGACAATTAGGATATGAATATGCAGATATAAAAGGATTAAAAGTTTCTTGTTGTGATTCAGATTATATTAGTAATTCTGAAACTGTTGTATCAGGTGGATATGATGGTTATATTTATAAACAAGAATCAGGAAATGTTTGGACACGAGCTAGCGGAACGAATGCTTTAGATTCAACTTATCGATCACCAGATATGACAATGGGTGATCCTGGAATTAGAAAATCCATGGAGAGAATAAATCTAAACTGGAAACCAGAAGGTGAAGTTTCTGCCAGTATGTATGTTCAATATAATTATAATGATACCGATACTCCTCAACCTAGTTTAATTAGTTTAGAATCAGCAGGTAGTGGAGCTTATTACGGATCAGGGGCATTTGGAACAGCAGCTTGGGGATTAGGTGATTTGCCTATTACCAGAAAATCAGTAGAAGGTTCAGGATTTGCAGTTGCAGTAAAAATAACAGATACGAGTACAAATCAACCTTGGGCAATCCGAGGATTTCAATTAGAATTCGTACCAGGAGGACGAAGATAACATGGGAGCAACATATACTAGACAGAGTTCATCAGGCATAGTTGATGGTGGCGTTATTGAGGCATCAGATATTAATAATGAACTTGATCAACTTTTAGCCGCATTTGTAGCATCATCAGGGCATACCCATGATGGTACGGCTGCAGAAGGTGGACCTGTAACAAAATTATTAGGTACATCACTTACTTTAGGTGATGGTACTTCAGGTACAGATATTACTGTAACCTTTGATGGTGAATCAGCAGATGGTGTACTTACATGGATGGAAGATGAGGATTACTTTAAATTCTCAGATGAAGTCCTAATGAATAGTACAGAAAAATTATTATTTGGTGATACAGGAACATATATACACCAATCAGCAGATGGAGTATTAGATTTAGTATCCGATACTGAAATAGAAATTAATGCAACAACAATAGATATTAATGGTGCAGTTGCAATGGATGGTGCTATTACTGGTGCCACTAATATTACCCTATCAGGTGAATTAGATGCAGCAACTTTAGATATTTCTGGAAATGCAGATATAGATGGAACAACAAATTTAGATGCAGTTGATATTGATGGTGCGGTACAACTCGATGCAGCATTTACAGTTGGTGTTGATGATACTGGCTATGATGTAAAATTCTTTGGAGATACAGCAAGTGCTTATATGCTATGGGATACATCAGCAGATGATCTTGTATTAGCAGGTGCTGCTGGAATTGATCTTGCTGGTGATATAGACGTTGATGGTACAGCTAATTTAGATAATACAGATATAGATGGAACTTTTGCTGTTGATGGTACAACAATTTCATTAGATGCAACAACATCATTAAACATTGATAATTCAAATACTTCAAATGGTGTTACGATAGCTACAGCAACTTCAGGTGTACCTATTTCAATTGGTCACTCAACATCAGAAACAACAGTTAATGATAATTTAACTGTAACTGGAAATATAAGTATTGGTGGAAATTTTGATGTCACTGGAACTATAGATTTAAGTGATTCTGATTTTACTAATGCTGGAGATATTCAATTAGATTCTATTACAGGAGATGGGGATACTAATACTTCTATAACTTTTTCTGGATCAGATGTTATTACAATAACAGCTGGAGGAGATACTCAATTTACATTTAATAATGGGTCTATTCTTCCAACAACAGATAATGATATTGATTTAGGAAGTGCAT